CTTCACCACAGGTGTATGGGGAACTGACTACACAGGCGTTGCAGGAACACCGTCAACTGGCGAGTTCAAGCAGTGGAGCGACTATGCGAATAGCGACCCTCTTGAGGACATCGAAGCAGCGAAGGAAAAGATTCTTTCGACCACAGGCTTCATGCCAAACACTCTCGTTCTCGGCTATCAGGCTTTCCGCAAGTTGAAGAACCACCCAGACCTCGTGGACCGTATCAAGTACACAACCTCGAATGTCATCACCGAAGAGATGATGGCTCGTATGTTCGAAGTTGACCGTGTGCTTGTCACCAAGTCAGTCAAGGCAACAAACAACGAAGGCGCTTCAGAGGCTTACTCATTCGTGCATGGCAAGGCTGCAATGCTTTGCTACAGCGCACCAAACGCAGGTCTCCTCCAGCCATCCGCTGGTTACACCTTCGGTTGGACGGGCGTCTCTGGTGGAATCGGTGCAACAATCGGCACCGCCCGCTTCCGTATGGAATCGCTCAAGTCAGAGCGTATTGAGGCTGAAGCAGCATGGGACCACAAGGTCATCGCTGCGGACCTCGGTTCGTTCTTCGCAAGCGTCGTCGCCTAATAACGAAGGAGCACCCAGTGCCTGAAATGTACGAAGTGCTCAGAGTGATTGCTGGAATCGATGGCAAGCCCATCTTTTCTGGTGAAATCATCGATGCGTCCGAGTGGCGCAACAAGAAGGCGTTGATTAACGCTGGGCGGTTGCGTCGCTTGGACGATGATGAAGTAGCACCTGTTGCTCCCGTAAGCCCGAAGCCAAAGGCGGCTCCAAAGCCTAAGGCAACCCCCAAGTCAAAGGTCGTTGAAAAGACGATTGAAACACCCGAAGAGGAAGTGACCGAAGATGTCAATCAGTAATTACGCAGAAATCAAGTTACTCGACACACTTGGTAACACATCTTTTGCTGTCACCACTTGCTATATCAAGTTGCACACTGGCGATGCAGGTGAGGACGGAACATCTTCAGCAGCAACCGAAACAACCCGCAAGGCTGTCTCTTGGTCCGCAGCATCGGGTGGTTCAAAGGCTTCTAGCGCAACTTTGTCGTGGACAAATGTTTCCACAACGGAGACATACACGCACTGGTCAATGTGGGATGCTTCCACTGGCGGCAACTGCCTCTGGACAGGTGCTTTGTCGGCATCTGCTTCAGTGACCGCAGGCGACACTTTTGAAATCACCTCGCTGACGCTGTCCTTGGATTAGAAAGGTGATTCGTCATGGCGACGAACTTCCCTACATCTCTTGACGCTCTCACCAATCCAACTTCCAGTGACACGCTGGCTTCACCTGACCACGCTGGTCAACATTCCGATGCGAATGACGCTATTGAGGCGTTGCAAGCAAAAGTTGGTGTTAACGGTTCTGCCGTCACATCAAGTCTTGATTACTTAGTCACAAAACGCCCTGTTGTAACGAACGCACAACCCGCCTCTTACACCCTTGTCCTCGCTGACGCTGGTAAATTGGTTGAAGTCTCTAACGCCTCTGCTAATACCCTTACAGTGCCCCCTAATTCGAGTGTGGCTTTCCCTGTCGGCACAATAATTGATGTTCTCCAGACAGGTGATGGACAAACGACAATTACTGCTGGCGCTGGCGTGACAATCAATAATGCGATTGGGCTTAAACTTCGTGCTCGATGGTCAGCGGGTTCGCTTATCAAAAGGGCTACTGACACATGGGTTGCTCTTGGTGATTTGAGCGCCTGATGCTTGGTGTAGTTGCATCTAGCGTTTTGCCTTTACCAGTCGTGACTCTTCAGTCAACGACAAACTTCAATCAAGACCGAGCCACGATAAACGCAACTGTTGATGGACAAGGTTTGAGCACCACCGTTACGGCTCAATACAGTTCCAATGGCGGCTCGACCTACTCAACGGCGTTAGCAATGACTGGTTCGCCAACTTACGGTTCAACGGCGATGTACGCCAATGCGACTGGTTTAACTGTGGGAACTTCCTACATTGTGAGAATTACTGCGACAAACGCCAAAGGCTCGACAGTTGTCCAGAACAGCAACGGGAACTTCACCACTTGGAGTCTCAAGACCTATCTCAACACCACTGCAGGTTCATACAGCGTAAGTGTTCCATCTATCACGCCAACGGGCGGGGCAGCAATAGCACCAACTATTTATGAAATGCTCCTTTACGGTGGTGGTGGCGGAGCCAACTATGGCGGCGGCGGTGGCGGCGGATACCGCCTTGCTGCCAGCCACACATCATCTACGGCTGGGACACAAACAATCAGTGGAACAGTTGGAGGAGGCGGTGCAGCAGGAAACGGCGGCGGCGGCAACGGCACTGCTACCGCAGGTGGAAGCACTTCTTTGACCATTGGCTCAACCACTTGGACTGGTGGCGGCGGTGGCGCTGGACAACATGTTGGAAATTGTGGCGCACCATCTGGTAGAGGTGGAACTGTAGGAACTGGAACCAACGGAAATAACCTTGGCGGTACCAACACATATGGCTACTACTATTTCACAGGCAACTATGTTATTACTGGGTACAATCTGACTTGCTGCGGTTACGGCAAGTACGGTGAATGTACTGACTATTGTTTTGACTACAACAGCCCTATTTACGATTACAACCAGCCAATTTACGCTTGGGATTGTGGACGATACGCAGGTGGTGGCGGTGGAGGAACTGACGGTGCAGGCGGAAACGCAGCAACACAGGCAAGTTCTTCACATGTCGGTGGCGCTGGTGGCACAGGCGGTGGAGCCTATGGTCTCCGTGGCGGCAACGGCGGTGGAGGTCAAGGAACACAGGGAAATGGTTCCGCAGGTGGCTTCTCGGTAGGTTCTGGAACGATTGTCGGTAGTGGCGGCTCAGTTTTTGGTGCGGGTACTGCTGGTGGTGTTACCTTTAAGTATTACGGACCGTGAGGATTTTATGATTATCAAAAACTTTTCAATCGACGACATCAGCACATACCGCCTATATTATGTGCTCGATAAAATTACGGACACGGCGGTTTCTTTGTATCGCCGCACCCCTGCTGGTGATGAACTGTTCGAAGATGCCGACATCCTCATTATGCGTGATGGTCATCTAGTAATCGCTTGGAAGCACCCATTCAAGTACGCAGCAAACAACTGCTTGTTTGCCGTGGATGCGAGCACAGAAGAAGTCGTCAACATGAATTGTTGGGAACGGCTAGTGGATTTGTACGACACCCCAATAGACAACACACAAAACGGGATATTTGTGTTCTGTGATTCTGTTGCTATCGCTGACGCAAAGATTGAGTGGCGATGCGACAACACAATGTTTGGTCCTAAATCGTATTTGAGCAACCTTGGTCAAGCCGTATCTTCGTTGAGCAGAGTCATTGCCCATGAAAACATTTTGAGTCTCCACGGTGTCGGCTACATCACCTACACACATTTGACAGATGACGAAGCCATGCGTGAGTTGTACACAAACAATGCCGAGTATCCATGTGTTGGCTCAACACTTTCTGAAATGTTCAAACTTTTGGTCGAATGGTCGGAAGTAACGCAACAGCCTTTTGGCAATACCGACCCGATAGCACTGAACGCTAAAAAGTTTTTGGAAGCCTTTGACTTCGACCCAGAATTGGTGAATGACCAAGTTGACATGCAAGTTGTCAACTACCTGAGAGGTTCCACAAACGCACGGAGACGCCCTGATGGTGTCGTGCCAAACAAGCCTGAGTTGATTGATTTCCTCAAAAAAAATATGGCTTGCAGTTCTCTTGCCGAACTATGTGTTCAATATCCCGACATGTGGAACACTGAAGAAGTCCTCCATGCCGAACAGCGGGTTCTGAACGAGGGAATCCAGCGTTTCAATGAGTTTTATGGCATCCCCGAAGGCTGGACTTTCGACAATCCCGAGAGATATATAGAGCATTGTGAACTGTATTTTCACGACTCAATAGGTGCCTATGTCCACAACCAAATACGGTTATTTGTCAACAAAACCGAAGTTCTAGACAGGGTTGCCCGTGGCAACCTATAACGATTCTGGAGTTCTTTACTCAGCAGCAACAACGACCTACAACCAAGCCTTCAGTACGGTCTCTACGACGGCGTCTGGGGCTGGAACAGGGTCGCAGACGGCTACCAGACTGATTACCGATTTACGCACCGCTACAGGCTCTGGAGTAGGTTCTCAGACGGTTACCAAACTCCATACAAACATACGAACTGCATCAGGGTCTGGCATAGGCGCAGCAGCGACATCCATTTCTGTGTCTCTTTATCGAAACGCTCAAGGGTCGGGACAAGCAGTCACTGAGGGAACCGCTGTCGGTTTGCTCACCGTCATCCGCAATGCGACTGGCTCTGGCTTAGGAACACAATCCGCTACCCGCCTAATCACGGACATACGAACCGCAACAGGGTCTGGAACAGGCTCCCAAACCGCTATCAGGTTGATTACTGATACCCGTACCGCTACAGGCTCTGGAACAGGGTCCCAAGCAGTTTCAGTTATCGTTATTCGAAGCAAAACAGCAACTGGGTCAGGCTCATCTTCGTCCTCAGCCGATTATTCTGTAACAAAAACAAGAAACGCTTCAGGTTCAGGATTAGGTTCTTCGACGATTTCCTCGTTTGCAACGCTCCATGCGATTGCCACGGGCAGTGGTCTGGGTCAGGCTTTTGCCGATGACCTTCATGTACACCAAAGGGTAGGAACTGGACAAGGACAGAGTTCTTCGAATAACTCCATTGTTCATCTCGTCTACCGAAACGCACAAGGTCAAGGAAACGGTTCAACCGCTGGAGGCGCAGAATCGCTTCATACAGCCATCAGAACGGCTACAGGAAGCGGAAATGGCGTTGGTGCTACAAACTCCTTGACAACCCGTCACCGCTCTGCTGGAGGTTCTGGCAGCGGCACATCCTCCGTCGTTTACCGACACATAGTTTTCAAAGAAGCAGTCGGAAATGGAAACGGTTCCTCATCGTCTAACGGCAAAAAAATCGTTATGCGAACAGCAAACGGGCAAGGTGTTGGCACTGCCGCAACCGTTTATCTTCACTCGGTCTACAAACAGGCAAATGGGAGTGGTGTCGGCAACTCAAGCGTCACGATTTCCATTTCGTTGTATCGAAATGCCCTCGGTTCTGGTCAAGGAAGCACTGAAGAAACCGCTTTGGGTCGAACCACATCTTTCCGCTCTGCTCAAGGCTCAGGCGCTGGCTCTTCCAGCATCACACGACTATGCACAAGACCAAGAACGGTGTCCGCAAACAGTTTCGGCACTTCCAGTTCGTCATTCCGTCGTGGATTCAAACGCACCACAAGCAATCAAGGCACTGGCGCCTCGCTCAGTTTCGGTCTCTACAAAGCACCCCGAACAGGGTCATCGAACGGAACCAGTACGCAAACATGCGATGGATTCCGACGCCTTTCGATATCAGTAATAAGTGGCTCCACAAAAGTAAGAGGTCCCAATTTGGTATCGACTGCCTCTGGTCGAAGCAGTGTCGTAGTAAAGGCACCTACTGGATAACAGAAGCGGATGGGTCTAAACTCGGCGTAACTGCGGACAGCAACGCAGGTTTAGTGGTCTTAGGAGATTGACATGGCAGATGTAACTATCAAAACAGGGGACAGGCTTCCCGTCATTGCCCGCCAGTTCTTCCTTGACGACGATGCTGTGAATCTGACAGGGGCAAATGTCACTTTCAACATGTGGAGAGCGAGCACGGGGGTTCAAGTCATCACAGGTGGCATATGCACCGTCGTGGCGGCAGCCACAGGAAGCGTTGAATACCCGTGGAGTGCCACCGATGCGACTCTTCCTGCTGGTGAATACCTTGCTTCTTTCTCGGCTTCTTTTGCGGGTCCACGAATTTTGACAGCCCCAAACAACGGCATGATTGTCGTTGAAATCCTTGGCACAACTGAAGCATCATGGTCATACACGGGAAATCCCGAAAACCGCCTCCTTGACGCTTGCCGTTTTGTTATCGGCGATACCGATTCAACAAACCAGTTATTAATGGACCAAGAAATCCTTTGGCTTCTGAGCCAATGGGAGGAAAACATTTACACCGCTGGAGCAGAGGGATGCGTTGCAATCTCTGGCAAGTTCACTCGCATGGGCGACTACTCGAAGTCGGTTGGCGACCTTTCTTTATCGACGCAACACCAAGCACAGGCAAATGCTTTCCTCACCCGTGCCGACCATCTTCGTAATCAAGCCGCCAATATCGGGCAGACACAGCCTTACTTCTACTCGGACACCAGCGGCAATGTCTTTGGACCAAGCCACTTCTCAGTCGGGATGGACACCTTCCTGTGACAATGGAGACCGAGTTCCTTTCGATGATGCCTTCTGTGGTGACGATTTATCCAGACTCGTCTCTTGACGCCTACGGAAAAATCAGCCACAGCGCCACAGGCGTTCAAGTTCGTTGCCGTGTGCAAGAAGGAACAAACCGTTATGCGACTGAACGGAATCGTGACGAATTCGAGAACGGAACCATTATTTTCTATGGTGCTCCAGCAATCACAATCAGTTCAAAAATTGTTCTTCCAGACGGCACAAGCCCTGTGATTCTTTCCGTCAAGAATCACAACGACGAAACGGGCGTTCACCATACGACCGTGACATTTGGTAAGTGATTCTCCATGACCACTTCCTTTCGTGTCACTGGACTTGACAAACTTCTTCGTGTTCTCCTGAGGGGGTCGCCACTCGCCATCGATGCGACTCGTGCTGCTCTGTACCAAGAGGCGCAAATCATCCTTGGAAAGTCTCTTCGTCAAGTGCCGTTTCACCACGGAACCCTTGCAGGCTCAGGAATGGTCCATGACCCCGTAGTTATGGGCAGAGACATCATGGTTGAAATCTCCTACGGCGGACCAGCCAAGGACCGAAGCCCCAAAAACGGCGGCGAGGTCAATGTCGGCTACGCAAAGATTCAGCATGACAACTTGACTTTCAAACATGCCGCAGGCAGGAAAGCCAACTATCTCAAAGACCCAGTCGAAGAGGCAGCAAAAGGCTTAGAAGGAAAATTGCAAAAGCGGGTTGCCGCCATTATCGAAGGACTTGCCTAATGGCTTTACTTGATGCGTTAGGTGCTCACCTACAAACTTCTGGCGTTGGAACTCTCGCCACCAACATCTTCCTCACCGTGATGCCAGACTCACCAGATGTCTGTCTTTTAATCGTTGAGGACAATGGCACTGGACCAATGCAGACATTCGGTGCCTCGGCATACTCTGTTGAGCGCCCCCGTATCAGGGTCTTTTCTCGTGCTTCTCGTAACGATTACCCAACTGCCCGTGCTAACGCTGTTTTAGCCCGTAATGCGATTGGCGCTATTCGTAATCAAACGATTTCTGGTGTCAGTTTCTTAACGGTCATGGCAACATCAGACTTTTACACGGTTGGTCGAGACGGAGATGACCGTCCAGTGGTGGGCGTCGACTTTTCAGGATGGATTCTGTGAACATTCGTGAAGCCGCCCTCGCTGGACCACGCAATCTTGAGGCTGCCCTTGCTGCCGCCATCAAAGCCTCTGAGAGCGCCTCTGCAGCCCTTGAAGCACTCACGGTCAGTCTTATGCTCGCCGCCTCTTTCCTAAACGAACCAGAGCCTCTGAACAACGAATTGGGCGAATGTAGGCATGTACACACCATCGAAGTGTCAACAATGGGTGCCGTCTCAATAATCTGTGACGACTGTGGCGACACGGTCGCCGATGCGATGCACCATGGCT